AGTGAGTAGCCAATCGTATCCGACACCGGGTAGTCTTGTCAACTCAGTCTCCATGAAGCCCTCTCCGTTGTATTGGAAGAACTCAGCAGTCTCAGAACCGGGGATTAGCAGTAGTGCATCGTTCGCTACTGAACTGTCTCTTGAGTAATAGACAGTCATGTTTGCGATTCGGCTCATGTGGTCCTGTAGGGACTCAACTACGTTTCCGAAGAGTTGAGTGTTCAGCATAGCACTTCTCTTGCTTGCAGGTAGGATTAGAGCGAGTGGCTCGTCACCGGAAACCCTTGCGTTAGCGAAGATTAGGTCCATTGCGCCTAGTAGGTCGCCTTCCTCATCTGCTCCGTTAGCACCAAAGGCGGCGGTTGCGGATGCGGTCTGACCTGCACCTGCGGCTAGTGCCGATAGGATAGTAGCGTCAATCTTGTCAGCCCTTGCACGGATGATACCCAACTGTTGCCTGTCGATGTTCTCCCACGACTCGCCTCGTAGCCTTACGGAGTCAAGGAAAGTGACCCTTCCCTGTCCCTTGAAGAGTTTGGTCGAGTAGTTCTCGGTTCCAATCTTGGTCGGGTCAACGATTGCGTTGTCGTCTAGTGGGTAGGAGAAACTTCCGTTTACTCCGGTATACCACTTGAAGTCCATCCACGGGACGGACCTAACACCAACAACCTTCGTTCCTACTGCGATAGTAGTTGACTGTAGTTGGATAAAGTCTCTCAGCGTTTGCTCGATAACCGCATCGCCCGTTGAAAACGGTCCGTCTGCGGCAGTCACATCTAGTATTTGTTCCAAAGTCTCATTTGCCATTCTTAATCACCTTCCTTATTGCTGGCCTACCTCATATCCAGCAGTTGCTATAGGGACCATTCTCCCTTCTGTGTTAGTTGTGTCACCAGCACCGTTAGCGCCAAGAGCGCCAGCGGCTCCACCAGCACCTACATAGATGCCCATTTTCTTTGCGCTTGAAGCGTTGGAATTAGTCACTAGGCCGTCTGCACCGGCGTAAGCGATGTCTCCCTCTTCCCAAGTGACGGCGGCTGACTGAATCATCAGCGTTCCACCGAGTGGGTAGTAAGATACTGTTGCACCTGCGGCAGTCTTAAGAGCGCCACCAGCGGCTCTCTCAGAATCTCCGGCAGAAACTCCCATTGCGAACTCACCAGCCGCACACAGGTCAACGCCTGTCTGTCCTGATGTGAAAGAAAGTATCTTTCCGGGTCCGTAAATTACGGTTCCTGTCTTAAGTGTCGTTCCTCTTGGGTCTGCGCCTTCTCCGTATGCCATTTTAAATCATCTCCTTTATTTCTTCGTAGGTCTTGGCTTTCATAGCGCCTTCGTCACCTGCGAGTGTTCCGTTCCATGCCTTTGCCCATGCGTTGTAGCATCGAGCGTAAAGTCCCTCATCGGACTCCACTAGAGTTCCGTTTAGGTAGTTTGCCACTACGGGCTTAACTTCTTCCGAAGCAACTGCGGGAGTCTCCATCTCATCAGGGCTTTCATCTATAGGCTTCATCTCGACTGCGGTTGGCTCAGGGTGGGATGCTTCCCACGAAGCAATCAGATTCTCTAGGGTTTCTGATTGTAGGTCTTCGTGTCCTGACATTCCAATCTCAGTTGCTCTCTCAACAAGAGCGGAGCGAGCCTCTTCTGCACGGGCCTCTTCCATAGCCTCAAACTCGCTAACACGGGATGAGGCAAGAACTAGGTCTGCCTTAAGAGCCTCAATCTGAGCCTCGTAGTCGATTTCGGGGTTTACATTTTCTTCACTCATGTTGTTCACCAAATCCTTACAAACCTCGTCAGGTTCCGAGTGTGATATAAAGGTTGCCTCAATTACTTCTTCTTTTTCGATTCTCTTGACACTTTCTATATTAGCCCGTTGGTATGCTGGACGATAGACTATAGCCAAATGGTCGAACGTAAAGTCCTCTCCGAACGTAATTCCGTCTTCTGTAGCCGAGACAGGTATGCCCGACCCGCCGATGCTAACACCGTAGTCTTCTCTCAGATACAGGCCGGACTCTAAACTCTCAAATAATTCGGGGCGGGTCACATGGGCTATATATCTAACCTCATAGCCGCCACTAATAAGAGGAAGGTAAGTAGCAGAAGTTATAACTCCCACATTTGCCTTCTCGACTCCACCATCGGTGTTTCGCCCAAACCCACTCTCACCCTCTATAGGGTCAGGGTGGTCTAGCGTAAGGTCTGCTCCTTCCATCTGCCTTGCGACACTTCTTGCTCCTTCGTGCGTAATAGCCCAAGCGTTCTTGTTGAATCCTTCATGGAAAGCAACGCCGGTAATCTCAATAACTGTCTGTCCTGTTGATGCCTCAACAAAAGTATTTGTAGCATCTATTGATAGGTCAAGACTAACAGAAATTACTTGGCACTCTCCGTCAACCATTTCCTCGCCGGGTGGACAAACATTTTCGCATTCGCTTGCTTTTTCTTTCTTATATCCGGCCTCTTTTGACTTAGAACAATAACCTTGCGCTTCACACTTGGAAGCGGTAGTGCAATCTCCAACACATTTTACTTCGGCTTCGACATCTGTTTCACAATTACATCCGCACGACATAATGCGTGGAGTTGAGCAATGACCTATAAATCTTGTTGCATCATAGCGAGTAATGTAAATACTAACATTGAAAATAAGCAAATAAAGCCGACTTTGATAAATATCTTAGTGCTATCTCTCATGCCTCGACCCGATACCATACTTCATCTTGCACCGTTCCGTTATAATAAACTTGATACTGTATGTTTAATGGTGTTTGATAAGGTTTGTCGTAAAAGTCTAGGTATTGGTAATCCCATTCTTGGTGATAAGTGGTAAAGTTATCTTCAACATGGAATAAGACACTTTCGTTTGCATAATTCCAAGCATCTATAGTAATAAAGACTGTGACATTGGCCTGACAGGAGAAATCAACGTCAAACTCGTTGTAAAGCGATTCGTTAGTTTCGTTCCAATAGGAAAACACATCATAGAAGTAAGCATAGCAATCATCCGTGATTTCTTCCTCTTCCTGTGGATATTCACACGACCCGTCATCGTGCGTTGCGGATTCATTGTAGTTTAGTGCCGTTGAGTTAGTGCATCCATATACTGCGCTTTCCATTTCGACTTCATCATACTCAAAGTCTATTGTTCTGCTTTCAAATAGGGATATAGAACCATTAGTAATTTCTATATACGCACGGTGGGTTCCTTCACTAAGATTTTCTATTGTGACTATAAATTGATGTTCATTCCTAAATTCAGGACTTTCACCGCCTTCTGTTTTACCATCCATCGTGACATTATAATGTATAGTATGTATAGCATTGCACCAAGCCGCATCTAAAATATGTATATCAAATAGGACATTATCTTCGACAACGAAATGGTCTGTCATTAATCTCCAATCTTCTTCACAACCGTCAAGATATGGATTTAGGTCGGGGTCATCTTCAACTGCATCCACAAGCGTATCAACTGCAAATTGTATAAACCCTATTTCATTTAGACCTGCTATAAGCATGGCTATTACTGACCCAATCGTAATCATCAAAGTTCGCAACTCTTGAAAACGTGCGTTTAACTCTTGTATGATATTTTGTTCCTCATCTCCGCTCATATACTATTAGCACAAAAGAAATGATTCTTCAATATTACGAAGAATACTCTTCTGTTTCCTTTTCAGCGCCGGGTTGTGAATTTTCCCTCGGCATCTCTTCTGTAGGTGCGTTAGGGGCTACCGGATTAAGGTCTTTCCGCTCATCTCCGTCACTTTCTTGAGGCAAATTGAGAATATCAAGGGCTTGGTTCAGGGTTAAGATACCCGAATCATAACCTAGCGTCACTCTTTGCATAACATTAAGTGGGGTTTCGCTATCCATTGCATCAAACCTGATTGTAGGTAGGTCGGCCTTTTTATGCTCGATACCTAGTAAGTTAAGGTGCATTGAGAACAAATCCCTGCAATGTGAGGCCAAAATACTGTGCATTCGGCTGATTGCTTGCACGGCCCATAAGTTTGCATTGAAAGTTGCGGCGAATGTGCTACCCCTCTCCTGACCTGCGGCCACTCTAGGCACTTGTAGCACGGCCGCTATATCTGCGTTTATAGCGTCCAAGAAATCTCCGCTATTAGGTAGTGAGTTTTCTAGGTCAACGTGGTGCAGATTAACGTAATGGGGCAAAACAGGTATTTGGTCGCCCCTAAGTCCCTCAAACAAAGATATGACTTCATCCATTATGTGCGTAAGGCGCTCGTTTTGCTCGGCTGGGTCCTGTATATGCTCTATGGCTTCCTTGTCAATCGTAATATACTGCTTTGTCATGCTATCTTCTAGGGATAACCTGTTATTGAGTGAATTATACTTCATGCGTATGGCTTGCTTGAGAGCGGAGAAGCGGGATGCGCCCCAAACTCCGTAGGTCTTTCTGCCCCTGTTGTCAACAAACCAATTGCTTCTGAAATCCACCTTTATATGCAAAATTTCGTTTGCAGGTATTTCACGGGCATTTAATTTCATCTCTCGGAGCAAATACTTCGTTGGGCGAGTAATTGGGTTATCTTCGGTAGCATCGAACATAGAATCTAAACCGCCCCTTTCATCAACTATGGTGATTTGCTTAACAGGTAGGCTTTGTAGGTCTGTTATTCCTACTCCTTCCTTCCCTACTATCTTGTTGATGTCATTTCCATACACCATAAGGTTTCTCATAGCGTTTATGAGAATATCATCGAAATCTAGTGTATCTTGACATAATTCTTTGATAGCATCACGAATCGAAGCATTCTTGCCCTTATCGTAATTAATTTCGTAATTATTGGCCGTGAGGCTTACTGCTCTTACTGCCCCGTTCAATTCGGGGTCAAGTTTCAACATAAGGTCATACATATCGAACTCATTGTCATAATTACTGTCTTTTTGCAATCTTTCTGTATCCCGCATTAAATCGGGAACACCTGCTATTGCCCTAAATCCTTCTCTCTTCGTGCCCATTCTTGTCAAATTGGGCGTTTCTTCTTTGGCAGTTCCCTGCCAAAACTGATACCACTTCCGCTCGGCCATATTTTAACCTAAATGATAGTGTTTTTTAACTATTTGCCTAATTTTTTCAATTTTTTTGGATATTTACTGAAAAAATAAAAAAGCATACTGCGGCCAAGTTCTGAATTTATTTTATTTCTTCTATAACCTAGACCAAAATACTTACCTATTCCCTTTCTATACTAACCTAAATATAGTGGGAAGGGCGGCCGCCATCTAAAAACGCTATTGAAAGAAAAAAAGAATTAAAAAACAGGCTTGCAGTCTATCGTTTTATTTTTTTGGTAAATAGCATAAATAATATAATTAATTCTGCTCACCGCAATATTTATAACCGTCCACTTGCCCGTTAGGTATAATGACAGACAAGAGCAACTTCAGCGGAAGAGTCAAGATGAAGGGCGGTCAAGAATTGATTGAGCGCTACGCAAACGAAAGGCAATTCAAGAGTGAGAGTGAATTTGCTAGGTTCCTACACAAACTAGAGCCTACACGAAGCGTAAATGGTTGGAGAAACGCAATTGGGCGTTGGAAGAAGAACGGGGGCCACATTACTTACACAGTATGGAACGGCCACAAGAAAAGAACAAGTTCTCCAAACCAACCTGATGGTCTTAAGCATGAATACACATTTGAACTTCCTCATCGTATGAGAACATACTATGATGAAACAAAAGACGTTTATTTGACTTACATTCCTCAATGTGACAATATTATCTCTATTTCAGGAGATAAGCATCGAGAAATGAAGAAAGAGTATTCTGATAGCGGGTCAAGGCTCACTATTGAGCAAATGTCAACACGATTTGAAATTCCCATACTATGGATGCGTGATTATATACGGGCACATCATTGGAAACACCCTATGCACCCACTTACTGATGAAGAGATAGTTAGTAAGTCAGAAGAAGAATTAGTGATAGATTATCTTGAATTAAAGAGAAATGCGGTGTTAGAAAGAGGTAAGAGGGCACATTTCGCCGCCGCAATGAAAGATGCGAACAAATGGCGCAATCTGCAAGATAATTTCTATAGTGAGTTTAAAGAGTCTCTTGGTAGCACCTATTTGCCCCCAAAGCAAGTAAAGCACATTAAAATGGCTGATGCGGCCCCTTATGCGGCCGTTATTTCCCCAACTGACTTACATTATGGGTCAGGTGCGTGGGTTGATGAAACAGGTGAAGAATATAACACCGATGAAGCCCGCTCAAGGCTTATGGATAGGACTCAGAACCTAATTACGAGGCTTCCGGGTCGCCCTGAGAAAATTGTATTGGCTACGGGGTCTGATTGGTTCCATATTGACAATGAACAAGGCGCAACTACTAAAATGACTCCCCAAGACCTGTCTGCTAGTCCCGCTCAAATCTTTATGGATGGTTGCGTCTTAGCAAGAGAGCATATCGAGTTATTGAGGGCAGTATGTCCTGTTGAAGTGGTTTTCATGCGTGGTAATCACGATAGACACCTTGCTTTGGCACTTATGATGTATCTTAAGGCTACTTATGAAGATATAGAAGACGTTAGTGTTATCGTGGACCCTAATCTGCGACAATATATTTCTTATGGTAATGCTCTTATGGGTTTCACTCATGGTGATGGTGCTAAGAGCGGTGATTTGCCTAGTATTATGGCAAAAGAACAATGGAAGAATTGGGGCAGTTCAGAACACAAGATTTGGTTCCACGGACACCTACATCATCAAACTGTTATAGAAAAGGGCGGTGCGATGGTGGTTCAATTGCCTAGTTTGGCAGGTAATGACCGATGGCATCATACTAAAGGGTATGTTCTCGCAAGACCCGGTATTTCCGCTCATATAGTGGACAAGGAATTGGGTCTTATCGGCAATTTATTTGCCCCGGTGGTTCAAAATGGCTAGTTTTAATCTTGATTTCTCAATGGAAAGGTCAAGAAACGATGTTTCCTATTTTTATCGTTGGTTGGGCTATACTTGGGGCGACCATATTGGCGAATGGATGGATATGTATGGCGATAGGGGTGACGCACAGGTTCATCGAGTTTGTGTGATTGCACCGAGGGACCACAGTAAGTCAACTACTCTTAGGGTAAAACTATTGCATAGCGCCTTGTTTGAGCGATGGCGAAACAAACCCTTTACTTGCTGGTTGTTCTCAGCGAGCAAAGATTTGGCCGTTAGAAGGCTTGAAGAGATTAGAGAGGATATGAAAAGGCATCCGCAGTTGTCTAAGTATCTGCATAAGAAGAGAGGCAACAAATTGGAGTTGCATTTTACTAACGGAGCGTGGATAAGGGCTACTTCCGTTGGAGCGGCTATTCGTGGCGAGCATCCAGCCTGTATTGCGTTTGATGACGTTCTTGATGACATGGGTGATATGGATTGGACAGGAATTAGGCATTGGTTTAGGAAAAAGATTACTCCGATGCTGAGTCCCGGCACTTCTATCTATTGTGTCGGCACACCTATGAGTATGGTGGACTTATATCACACGGAAATGATTAACAACGACACTTGGAAGAGTGGTGTTTGGTCTAGTATCCCCAATTGGGATGAATGGCGTTCTGACCCTGATAATGTTAAGGTAAAAGAATTATGGCCTGAGTTTAGACCGCTTTCTTTCCTGTTAGAGCAAAAAGAGGCTATGGGCGAGTTATCTTTCATACAGGAGTATCTATGTAAGGTCATTGACGATGAAGCGGCGGTATATCCCCGCAATTTAACTAGGAAAAACCTGAATATGGATGCTCTCTTTGAAAAGGAAAAGATGGAAGACTGTAAATATGCCATAGGGTTTGACCCAGCACACGGGTTAGGACAGGACTTTTCTGTAATGGTCGTTCTTAAGCAAGACTCAGATGGGTATATACACCTAGTCAATATATGGCGTAGGAATGACTTCCCCCCTGCGAAGCAAGCAGATATGATGATTGAGTGGAGCAAAAGATATGGCACACCGGCATTTGCTATTGAGGCCGTAGGTTTTCAGCAATTGTTTGAGAGTCTAGTTAGTCAGAAGGGCGCAGTAGTGGATTTCCGTGAGAGCAAGGTTAGTAATAGAACACTCAAGCAGGGTCTTATGAACAGAATGAGAGTTTGGTTTGAGCGTGAGTTAATATGTTTCCCCTACGGTGACGACTTAACACGCAAAGAAGTCAATATTTTACTAGAAGAATTAGAGAGTCATGCTTGGCGAGAAGGCATGATAGTGGATTTGGGCCGCCATAACGACTGTGCTATGGCATTGGCTCATGCGTTAGACCAATTCTCGTATAAGTCTCCTGATTATCCCGTAGTAATGGGAACCATGAAAAAGAGTGAATGGACAGGGGGAGCAAGTAGTGGCATCCAACGCCGAGAAGGTTTGGGTGGCAAAGTAGTGAGAAGGTGAGTGAATGGCAGGTAAGAAAGCAAGAAATAATGCAAACAAGACAAGAAGCAAAGTGACAGGGAAGAAATTTAACCGTCAAGACCCAAATGGGCGGCGGCACGGTCCCCAAAGTAAGAGAAAGGTATATGCAATGGCAATTGAGAAGGTTCTCGACAGTCATTGGGGCGATGAGTGGCTTACAAGTAGCGAAATCGCATATATGGCGAATAAAGACGTTAGTAATTTTTGGACACAGTTAAATGGCTATTCTGTAGGCGCTATAATGCGTAAATACGAGAAGTCAAAACACGTTATTTCCGAAAGAAGAGGCGAAACGGGCATGAAAAAGTGGAAAAGAGTGAAAAAATTCAATAATCCGGCTTATCAGTATTTTGGGGGTAATAGTAAGCACGAATGGACCCGCAGATGGGATAAAAAGGCTAAAAGGTATATTTCCATCCGAGAAATCGAAGAAACGGTTTGAAAAATTTTTTAAAAAATCGAGTGAGGGGGTTGCCGGTGTCGGCCGACCTATAGACTATGTTTTTGGCGGATTCAAATGCAAAAAGTGGGCGACCACTTTGAATCCTCACCCCTACCCGCAAACCAAACGGGTAGGGGCTTACGTCAGGTTGTCAGCCTGTTGATTACTGTGAGGCTACTCTCTCAGCAGCGAGGGATAGTAGGCATTCGTATGCAACCATCGCATTAGTGCGACTGATTTTCATCTTCATACCATTCTCTCTCTTGATGACTTGGATAGCACCGCCGAATTTGCCTGTTAGTTTCATACCTCTAGGCATTCGTGCTTCTAGCCATCCCATGCGTAGGTGCATCATAGGTCTGTGTCCTACAGGGCCATCATTGTTGCTTACGATGTCAGCAAGGGCATCAACTCGGTTCAGGATGTCATCCCTACCCCCTACTAGGAAGTCGCCTAGTAGCCTAGTCTCAGCGCCCGAATAAGGGGTCTGATTAGCCTCGCATATCATTGCCATATTCATTTCAACATCGCCGCCATTTTTTATTTGTTCAATTATGTTGTTCATTTTTCTTTCTCACCTCTTTTTATTTCACTTCGGATTTTTGGGTCAGGTAGTGGTCCGGTCCTACTCAATTAATTAACTCTAGGAGCGCATTTGGTATAAGGGTTGTGGGTCCCTGCATCATAAGCAACAATAACGAATGATTATAAACCCCCATCCCATCTCGACACGGAATAATTTCGGGGGGGAGCGGCGGCTCACAATGATTATAAGCCCCCATCTCCTAGTTATCACCCCGTGTCGGGGCGACAAGTGCAATAAGTAAAGCAGGTGTGCAGGGCAACACCTAGTGTTCCACTAGGTAGTAAGTGCAAGATACCCATAGAGAGAGAGGGGTCGGGGGCACACCCGCTAGACACACGGATGCCCCCCTGAAATCAGGTGGGGTCAGGTGATACCACCCAACCAATCTGAAACTGCGGTCATGCTACTCACCTAGTCCCTGTTCCACAGGATGATTTCGCCCTCATCATTCCTGTAGCCAACGAACTTGCCCTCTCCGTTGTGAGTCCCGTCAGCCTTCACACGGGAGTCATCGAACTTCAACTTGAAGTCAACGAAGGGCTTGATGTGGCCCCAATACGAAACCTTGCACTCATATCGAACATTCGACATGAATCGGTCCTTGTCGGCTTGCAGGGAGCGCACCTTGTCATCAAGGCAAGTGAGGATGCGGTTCAGGTGAGCCTTCCCTAGTGGGAGCCTCACACTTGCGCCGAATATCTGAAAGCACTCAACCGGAAGTTCAACTTCCAATTTTGGGCTATCAGCGGCCCTCATAGCGGCACGAAAATTCTCGGTGCTGCTAAAGGTCACTTGGGGGTATTCCTCATCGTGAGAATCGCCCTGAGCGACCAATTCGGACATCTTCGCATTCTCAATGTCAGTCAGTTGTCTGTTGCCGGTATATCCCCCGGTGCGGGTGGGTGTGTCTTCAACATCCATGCAGCGCCGTTTTCTATTATAGGTTATAAAGGACCGACAAAATGCTCATTCGC